GTCGAAGCAACAGGTGGTGGCGAGGTTCCCAAGCCTCGTCACCAGATTTTCCCCTGGACACCGCGCCGCATAGATGAGATCCTGCGGCCTAAGCCTATCCCGATCACCGGTGATGTGGCCGCGACGTTCGAGACTGACGCAGCGTTGATCGGTATCGTCGGGCCTGCACCCGTGAGAGGCTACGCGCACGCGCACGCGAGCACAGGCGCGCAGGCGCGAGGGACGATGGATCGCACACGACTGGACGAGGAAGACGAGTTCATCATCATGGAGGCGGCGTGAGAATCGCACAACTACTCGTGCTCGCGGCCAAACGTTCGGACTACAAGCGTGTTCATAAAGCCGCGGACGAATATCTCGAGACGTTTACTGTCCTGGTCAGGCGCGCGTTCCGCGACGGGCGTAAGAGCCTTGGCGACCTGCGGGAGTCACTCAGGCAGTCGGACCAGGAGCAGGTGCTGACTATCGTGAGTCGCGCCATCGAAAAGACCCAGGCGGTACTTGAGGCGGGAATGCCTGCGTTGCTCCTCGACATTATGGGTGACAGCGCGACCTCGATGGAGACGCGCCTGCGTGCCTCAAGGTTTGCAGCACCGAGCATCAAGAAGTTCAGCTTTGACAAGACGAACGAGAAGGCCGTTGAATGGGCCCAGGATCACGCGGCTGAGACGATCACCGGCATCAGTAAGACGACACGCGACGACATCCGAGACCTGGTAGAAGCAGCCTTTGAGGAACAGTTCGACGTGGACGAACTCGCTGACAAGATCAGTGAGCTCATCGGTGATGATGCGCGCGCTGAGACGATTGCGCGTACCGAGACAATGCGTGCGTCGAACCAGGGCCAGAAAGAACTGTGGGACCAGGCGACTGATGCCGGACTGCTCACCGGTGATGAGTCCCAGGAGTGGATCGTCACACCTGACGACAGGTTGTGTCCGATCTGCGAGCCCATGGATGGCGTGACTGCACCTATGAATGGTCAGTTCAAATTGGATACAGGTGAGTCAGTCGATGGTCCTCCGGCACATCCGAACTGCCGATGTACGATTGCGCTGAGCGTCTAAAAGGAGATTACCAGGTGGCAAACAAAAAGATTACGCAGCTAACCGCCATCGTCGCGTGTGCGCTGGAGGATCTGTTCGCAGTTGTTGACGACCCAAGCGGTACGCCTGTCACGAAAAAGGCCACGCTCGCGCAGGTCCTCGCCCTCGCGGAGAAGATCGCCAACAAGGACACCGCGAATGGTTACGCAGGTCTCGATGCCAACGGCGATGTACCGTTGAGCCGTGTATTTCCTGCGTCGGCCGCGAGTCGATTGCTCGGTCGTGGTTCCGCAGGAGGCGCAGGAGACTGGGAGGAGATCACTGTCGGTACCAACCTCGAGATGAGCAGCACATCGCTTCGGTTGGTGCAGGCATCAGCTGAGTCGGTGCTCCTCGGTCGAGGCGAAGGCGGTGGCGCAGGAGCGTTTGGCGAGATCACACTTGATGCAACACTGGCGATGACGGGCGGTGTGCTAGGAGTTGTTGACGCGGGTGGGGGCGGCGGGGCCTGGGAGCTGGTCGAAGGCCGCGCGATGACCACGAATACCCAGGAGGACTTCATCAACCTGGCCGACTACAACGAGATCATGGTGTTTTACCGCGCGGTCACGACAGCCGGAGGTGCGAACCTGCAACTTCGCGTGAGCACTGACAATGGCTCGAACTATCTCTCCTCTTCAGGCGATTACATCGCGCTGGCGTATGACGACCCGGTCGGAATCAACAAGACGGAGATGCTACTCAACAACGCGGCGACCACGCAGGGTAAGAATGGGTTCGTCACACTCAGCCACTTCAACAATACGACGCCGAAGATCTCACGCATCGGCGCGTTTGCGGCCATCGGCGCGGCGGCCGCCGGTTGCTGGGTGATTCCCACAACGACCGCGCTCAATGCGATTCGGGTGCTTAACTCAGCCGCGTCGGCTATGAACGGCGGCACAATCTACGTCTTCGGGCGAGGCGCGTAATGGAAAGCAACGCGGTCAGCGCACATGGCACCCTCGTAACGCGCAACGGGACGACTATCCCTGAGCTGCGAGACGTCACAGTACCAGAGCTCACCCGCGAGGTCCTTGAGACCACGCGTATGGGCGATGAGGACAACGTTCACAAGGTCGGCATCCGCGAGTCAGGCTTGCTGTACTTCTCACTTAACTTGCTCTTCGATGAGCCGGAGCACCTGGGACTTCTGGAGTCCTGGGAAACGACTATCACGGACATCTGGGCGGTGCATTTTGCTGACGGCGCGGTGTGGACGTTCGAGGGATTCGTCACCGAGTTCGGGCCAGAAAACCCCGTGGATGGTATTCAGTCGGTGCGTGTGGCGGTGCGTCCGACTGGTGATATCAACTTCTCACCGGTGCTCCTTCAGGAAGACGGGGACGAGTTGCTTCTCGAATCCGGCGGGAGCATACTCACGTAGATTTCTGGAGCCCTTGGTGCCGAGTGGTACAGTAGGAGTTGAGATTATGTCGCAGTTACTACACCGAGTCGCCGCTGTCTCCAGTTCGGTGAAAACCCGAAGGGAGAAGTTCAACGGCCGCGAGCACATTGTGGTGCCAGTGGTCGCTTTGGTGGAAGGTGTCATTCAAGCGATGAATGCCGGAACACCGGAGTTTGTCGCTGCCGAAGAGTTCGAGAAAGCACCGCAGGGTTGGAACGGCCGCCCCGTCTTTGTCGATCACCCGACGGTGGGCGGTACTCCGGTGTTCGGCAACCAGCCGAGCATCCTCGAGAAGCGTCAGATCGGCATCGTGTTCAACGCCGCGACGAAAAACAGCAAGCTCCTGATGGAAGCGTGGATCGATGTTGAACGCGCAAAAGAGCTTGAACCCGCGTTGCTCGAGCGCATCGAGGCAGGCGATCCTATCGAGATTTCGGTCGGCTTGCTGTGCGCGACCTCGTCTGAGTCGGGTAAGTTCAACGGCAAAGTGTACCAGGGTGCGTGGAAAGACCTGGTACCAGACCACTTGGCGCTGCTGTCCAAGGGCCACACCGGCGCGTGTTCGCGCGAGATGGGGTGTGGTGTGCGTGCCGCCATGATCAAGCACGAGGGTGAGAAGTGGGTCCTGTACTCGCATGACGGCAAGAAGAAACTCAGCACGCACGATAGCGAGACCGAGGCCAAGAAACGCGAAAAGCAGATTCAATACTTTAAGAAGGATGCCATGAAAATCGACAAAACCTTCGGCGGACTTTTCGCGCGGATGATGGCGGCGTTCAGGCCCTCGCAGGGCGCCGGTGAGATGACTGCGAACGCCTTGCTCGTAAAGCTCTCCGAGCAGCTGCGGAAAATCGAACCGAACCTCAACTACGTCGAGACGTACTTGCCTGTGCTCAACCCAGATCGCGTGGTTTACTCGTGCTATCACGAGCACGGGCCTATGACCTACGAGCGCTCGTTTTCTCTCTCAGAAAATGGTGAGATCACACTGGGAGAAAGCGCCATCGAGGTCGAGGCAGTTCTGTACTACGAGCCTGTGCTCATGAACGAAAACCCCGAGGAGTACAAAACGGCCATCGGCAAGCGGAACTCTGCGAAGGACCAGGCCAAGATTCAAGCGATGCACGATCACTCGCTGGCCCTGGGTGCGTCGTGCGACTACAAGGCGGCGTGCGGATGTCACGACGCGCAAGTGGATCTACGAGATTTGCTGCGCGATGCGGCTGACAAGTTCGTGAAGTAAACCAACAAGGAGAGTCACAATGACGAAGGAACAGTTCGCAAAATTCCTCGAGACGGCGACCGACGCGCAGCTGGCGTCCATCGCGGCGGTGATCGAGGGTAAGGAAGCGCCGGCCGTCAAGGCAGCGCAGGACGCCCAGGCGACCGCAGAAGCGGCGCTCAAGGCGGCCAATGAGAAAGCGGCGGCGGACCTGAAGGCGGCCAACGAAGCGGCCGCGACGGCGCAGGAAGCGGCACTCAAGGCGGCGTGCGATGCGGCGACCAAGGCAGCCCTCGAGACGCCCGAAGTCAAGTCGGCCATGGAACTCGCCGGAGTTCGCAAGGCGGCAACGATCAAGGCGCTGGTCGAGACCAAGCGTTGCGACAAGTCGGAGGCGGATCTCAAGGCGATGTCGCAGGCGGACCTCGACTCGCTCGTGAAACTCGCAGGCGGAAAGCCCGTCGACTACAGCGGCCAGGCCGCGCGTGGTGTGGACGAGACGCAGACTGTGCCGGCCGCCCCGGACATGGTCGCCGCGATCAAGGCTGCGAACGCGAAGAAGTAACACGGCACCCAAACAGGAGGGCAGAACATGCCGGTCATCAACACGGGTGCCGAGAGCAACGGGATCTCCGCTCACGGCACTATCATCAAGCGGAACGGGACTGCCATCGCGGAGCTCCGCGATATCACCCCGCCGCCGCTCTCGAGGAATCCCATCGAGACGACGACTCACAACTCGGACGATGATTCATATGTCGCCGGGATTCGTCGCAAGGGAGAACTTCAGTTCATGGTGAACTGGCTCCCCTCAGGTGAGGCCACGCACGACGCCAGCACGGGTCTGCTCGACGCGTGGGCGCAGGGCTCCAAGGACCTTTACGAGATCGATTTCCCGGACGGCGCGGTATGGCTGTTCTCGGGATTCGTGACCGGCATTGCTCCCACGAACCCGGTCGACGGCGCGCAAGAAGCGACGATCACGATCCGCCCGAGCGGCGGTCAGATCATGACGCCCTAACGGGCTAAGGAGAGAGGAACATGGCAAACAAGCGAACGATCATCCTCAAAGGAACGCCCATCATCAACGAAGAGGGCGTGGCCTCCGAGGCTATCAACCCGGGATACCTCGTCAAGGGTGTCAGCACCATTGCGAAGCAGACCGGCTCGACCACGGCGGTACTTCCGGTGGCAGTCGCGCTCGAGCGCGACGAGTTCGGCGCGGGCATCGACGACACGTACCGCGGCGCAGGCACGATTGCTGCGGCCTACGCGTCAGGCGATGTGGTCAAGGTGGCGGCGCTGTATCCCGGCTGCGAGTTCGTCGGCTACATCCCGTCGGGTCAGAACATCGTGGAAGACGACAAACTGCAGTCCGCAGGAACAGGGCTGTTCATCGAAGGCACCGATGCGCCCATCGTGCGTGCGATGGAGACTGTCGGCGCTGTCACCGTCGAGACCGCGGTGAGGCTCCAGGTCATCCGGTAACTCAGGCGAGAGACTTCACAAGGAGAGAGGAACATGGCAAACAAGCGAATCAAAGCGACTCCCCGGGTGGCTGCGGCTCTGCCGCACGTTGCCTTCGGTTCGTCGCTGTTCAACAGCACGGGTGGCCGCTGGGCCACGCAACAGCTGAAGGCCGCGGCCCTCACGGGCAAAGCCCTCACGTCAGCGGCCCTCCGTACCGCCGACACACTGCGCCATGAGGAATGGAAGTTCTTCGATGACGCAGTTCTCGAGGAAGCGAAGATCCGCCTGCGCGGTGTCGCCGACCTCATGGGCGCGGGGCTCGTGAAGAACGTGCCCAACGCACTCGGCAAGACCGTGTTCGGTTACGAGAAGGTAACCGATATGGATCCCGCGTCGACTACGCTCGACGGCCGCTCGCGAACGCCGAACGACCGGCAGGAGTTTGAGCTGAACCAGCTGCCGCTGCCGATCACCCACAAGGACTTCTTCCTCAACCTGCGGACGCTGTCGGCGTCACGGGAAAAGGGAGAGTCGCTCGACACGATGCAGGCGCGTACCGCCGGTCGGGTTGTGAGCGAACAGCTCGAGAAGATGCTGTTCCAGGGCGGGCCGACGTTCGGTGGCCTGTCAATTCCGGGTTACATGACGGCTCCCAACAAGAACACCTCGGGCTTTGGCGCGGGTGGTGACTGGGGCCAGGCGGGCAAGACAGGCGCGGAAATGCTCGCCGACCTGCTCACGATGCTGCGTGCGGAACAGGCGGACCGGATGTATGGTCCGTACTGGCTGTATGTGCCGTCGGACGCGGGCGTCAACCTCGAGAACGATTTCAAGGCGAACGTCTCGCAGACGATTCGTCAGCGTCTCGAATCGGTCGACGGAATCGCGGGCGTCCGCGTGGCGGATCAGCTCCCGAGCTCCAACCTGATTCTCGTTCAGGCGACCGAGGACGTGACCTGCTGGGTGAACGGCGACAACATCCAGACGGTTCAGTGGGACGAGTACGGCGGGTTCGAGCTCAACTTCAAGGTGTGGGCCATCGGCGTTCCGCTCATCCGTTCGGATGTGGCGGGCCGCTCGGGTGTGTACCACATGTTCGACTAATAATCGGTAGCTGCTGCGGGTAGCGACGATAGACGTGGGGCCCGGACCTCCTCAGATTGTACTGAGAGTACGACGGGCCCCACGCAATTTTTTCTTGCGAGGTCTGCAATGGCTTTGATTGTCACGCCGGGCGCAGTGGATGCGAACAGCTACTCGACTGTGGCGGAATTCAAAACCTACCGCACCAATCGCCTGCCTGAAGTAGCAGCCGTCCTTGCGGCGACGGACCCACAGATCGAGGCGGCACTGATCGTTGGTGCGCGTAACCTCGGCGCCTACTTCACGTGGAACGGCTCGGCAGTCGATGCTGTGCAGGCTCTCGAGTGGCCTCGCATCGGTATGTTGACGCGTAACGGATTTGCGATTCCGACCACGGGCGCAGCCTCTATCCAAATAGACTTGAAGGATGCGCAGAACGAGTGGGCGTATCAGCTCTTGGCAGGCGCCAGCTTTGTGGGCGATGACGAGGCCGCGAAAGCAAACCTCGCATCCGTTAGGGCGGGTTCTGTGGCCCTGTCATTTCAGTCATTCGACCCGTCTTCCATCGAAGCGATTGACTGGTACATCCGCAAGCTCGGTTCGGAATTTCAGTACATCCAGGCGCCGGGCGAAGTACGACGACTGCTTGTGCCGTCGTGGTTCGAGCAGCCATCGGTCAAGCGCCCCATCACCTTCGGAGCAATGTAAATGGCGCTCTTCGACGTACTGCGGACGGGCGTGCAGGTCATCGCGGCCGGTATCCTCGAGAGCTTCAAAGGCACAGTGCAGCACGAGGCCTGGGTCGGCGCGGATGGTCGCGGTGGCGATCTGTATGCAGCCGCGGCTCCGCGGCGCGCGCTGATCGACTTGACAAAAAGAGAGATTCATACATCCTCAGGTAAGTTCGTTCGGGTGTTTGCCATGCTGACCTTTCTTGATCCCATTGCGGATACGTCAGCCAATAGCGGCTTCACGCGCGAGAACCCTATCGATCCACGCGACATCTTGACGCTGCCCGACGGAACCACGGCGCCCATCGCGGACACCGGTGCGTTTATGGATCCCGTGACAAGTCGGCCGGTGTTCAACGCCACTGTGCTCGGTTCGCCGGTGCAGGGCTCGTAAAATATTCTGGAGCCTGTCGTCAGGCGTCGTATCCTGCGTGCATACCTCGAGCGTCCTGCTCGGTTGCAAGGAGTTTCTCACATGAAGGTGGTCATCTGCGCCGCAGGTAGCGGCTCGAGGTGGAATAACTACCTCGGTACACG